AACAGTTTGCTAGCACAGTTAGCTTACAGGGTGGATTTAAGGTCGTAATACTCGATGAAGCAGATTACTTAAACCCACAGTCTACCCAACCAGCTCTTCGTGGATTTATCGAAGAGTTCTCAGGCAATTGCAGGTTTATACTTACTTGCAATTTTAAAAACCGTATAATCGAACCTCTACATTCTAGATGTTCGGTCATCGAATTTAATATGGCCAAGAAGGACATGCCTCCTCTCCTTTCTGAATTTATGAAAAGAGTCGAGTATATACTGGGCCAAGAAAAGATTACCTACGATAAGCAGGTAATTGCAGATCTAATTATGAAGCATATGCCAGATTGGCGTAGAGTCTTAAATGAATTACAAAGATATAGTACCAGTGGAAGCATTGATACAGGCATCCTAGTAAGCATTAGCGAGACTTCTATTAATGATCTAATGCTACATATTAAACACAAAGACTTTAAACGCATGCGTCAATGGGTAGCTGATAACATGGATACGGAACCAGCATCTATCTTTAGAAAGATCTACGATACAATGTTTGAATACATTGATCCTAAATCTATACCTCAGTTAGTTCTTATTCTAGCTGACTATCAATATAAGAATGCATTTGTTGCAGACCATGAATTAAACCTCGTAGCTTGTCTAACAGAAATAATGGCAGGAGTGGAAATAGTATAATGTACGATAAACCAACCCACCATTTAAACGTATACAAAACTGTATCCCGCGAGCTTAGCTATTCATATCATCAAATACATTATAAAGACAAAACGATGTATCGGGTAACAGCTATAGATCCTAGTCAAGTAATTGTATATGAAAGATTATTTGAACAAGAAGAACAAGCAAGGAGTTATATTGAATCCCTTTGATTTTATAAATGCAATTAACTTCACTAAGAAGAATTTAATTGTTGATAATGAAACAGAAAAAGCATACCAGCCTTTCCTAGTAAATAGAACCTTATCCCATTTTCAGGATACAGTATTATATGCTAATGAGATGAATATAAATCATCACATAGATTCCAGCCTTCAGAATCAATTTTATATAAATATAATAAGAAAGAAGAAAAGATTCTCCAAGTGGGTGAAACCAGCGGAGATTGAATGTCTGGAAGTGATTAAAGAAAATTATGGTTATAGCAATGAAAAGGCAAAATCAGTATTATCTCTACTTACCCCAGACCAAATTGAAACATTGAAACATAGGATTAGTAAAGGTGGAAAAAGAAAATAATGAAATACAGGCGTGGGTCCCAGCTGATATGCTGGAAGTCACACTTAATGAACCCGATGACTTTCTCAAGATAAGAGAAACATTAACACGTATCGGTGTAGCATCACGCAAAGATCAAAAACTCTATCAGTCCTGCCACATATTGCATAAGCAAGGCAGATACTTTATAGTGCATTTTAAAGAATTATTCTTATTGGATGGTAAGCCATCTAATTTAATAGAAAACGATATACATAGAAGGAATACAATTTCTACTTTGTTATCAGACTGGGGATTGGTTACAATGATTAAACCTTCCCAAGCAAAAGACACAGCGCCATTAAGGCAAATAAAGGTAATACCTTTTAAAGAGAAAACTCAATGGGAGCTCTGTCCAAAATATAATATAGGAAATAACAAGAAAGCAGAAGAATAAACTAGAACTCTCTTGAACATTTATATGACTGGAAAACAACAGACAAAAACATTAAAAAACCTAGGGTTAATCCCAAGAACAAAACATTTAGATACTCAATTTTATTTAGTTGGATATCTGTATATGTTTCTTTTAGGCGTTGGACTAGGAATTTTAACACAAATTATTTAAACTAGTCTTACGACTTGTATAAATATAAGCGATGAGTGCGGTATTGGACCGGCTCACACAACCTTGCTATATATAGGAGGAAATAACTATGGTAAGAAGTAACTTGAACGTACCACGTTCTCTATTCGTCGGTTTTGATGGATTATTTGAAGACTTAGAAAGGATTCATAATTCAGCTAGAACTGGAACTGATAACTACCCACCACATAACATTGTAAGAGTCGATGATGAAAATTTCATTATTGAATTAGCAGTGGCTGGATTCAGCATGACTGATCTCGACATCGAGGTTAAGGATGGAATTCTAAAGGTGAAGGGTAATACCGGGGAGGATAACAGGGCGTATGCTTATAAAGGGATCTCATCCCGCAAATTTGAGAAGTCCTTCCGACTCTCAGAATTTTGCGTAATCGATGGGGCTGATTTGAAGGATGGAATACTCGTGGTGAATGCCAGGGTCGAAATCCCAGAAGAACAGCGTCCAAGGAAGATCAACATTGGGTCTACCGGGACATCAAAGAAGAAAACTCTGCTGAAAGGCTAGAGTTCAATTAGCGAAACCTGGTAGGTTATTAAAGAATAATTTACCGGAGATACATCATGACTAAATTAAAAGCCTTCTGGGCAGATAATCATGACATCGCTAAGGCCACGTTGGAAATGTTAGAAATATTTGTGTTAGCTTTTATTGCAATTACTATTGCACCAGCTCTCGTTTTATTAACTATCATATCTTACTAGTCTTAGTCTTTGACAATTCATGCGGGGGGTAAGAAATTACCCCACCGTTCTTGACTGAAAAAAAAGGTTTACAAACCTTCTATAGTATGGTATAATATACACTTATATGAAATTTTACACAAACATTTCTCGCTACGGCAATATGCTTCTCTACAGAGGTATAGAAAATGGACAGCGAGTCCAAAAGAAAATCAAATACAAACCTACCTTATTCGTAGGTACAACTAAAGCAACACAATGGAAATCCCTAGATGGTACACCAGTTGCTCCTGTACAATTCGACAGCATGCGAGATGCTAAAGAATGGGTACAACAAAATCAACACGTAGCAGGTCGGCACATATTTGGTAATACAAAACACCAAGCAGCCCTAGCTAACGACCTATTTCCTGGCCTAATCGAATTCGATAGATCTAAAATCAATGTAACAACAATTGATATAGAAGTTCAATCCGATGATGGATTCCCAGAACCAGCAGAAGCTGCTAAAACAGTTACAGCTATCTGTCTTAAAAATAACATTGACAATACCTATTACGTTTGGGGCTTAGGCGACTATAATGTCGAAGATGCCTTAATGAAAGATAACCGCGTGGTGTATAAGAAATGCGTAGATGAAAAAGAACTACTCATAGATTTTATTAATCACTGGGCTACTCCCTCGCATACGCCCGATGTTATTACTGGCTGGAACTCTAAGTTCTTCGATATACCTTATTTGGTAAATCGGATCATGCGGGTCTTTGGCCCTGATCTCGGCGAACAAAACATTAAAAGATTATCCCCATGGGGTAACGTTGACCGTAGAGAAGTTCGCATCGGTTACAAATCAAACAATCGCGATGAAACATTTGATTTCCAAGGTATATCTCATATGGATTATATGGAAGTATTTAAAAAGTTTGGGTATGCCTATGGTCAGCAAGAATCTTATTCTCTGAATAACATTGCTCACGTAGTCCTCGGCGAAGAGAAACTATCTTACGAAGAACATGGTTCCTTGTTTAATCTCTACAAAGCCGATCACCAAAAGTTTATTGATTATAATATTAAAGATGTAGAATTGGTAGATCGCTTCGAAGATAAAATGGGTCTAATTACCCTTGCTATTACCATGGCATATCGTGGCGGTGTTAACTATACAGATACATTTGGAACTACTGCAATATGGGATTCAATCGTATTCCGTGATCTATATGCTAATAATACAATCGTACCTTTTGCAAAAGACCAATTAAAAGGCGACTATCCCGGCGGTTATGTTAAAGAACCACAAGTCGGAATGCACGATCACGTAGTTAGTTTTGATTTAAACTCCCTATACCCATCGCTTATTATGCAATATAATATGTCACCAGAAACAATAATGCCTAAAACTACCTCTGGTGTAGATGTAGAAAATGTCTTAAGAGCTACTAGTATCGAAAGATCCCCCGACGAATGCATTGCAGTTGGTGGCCAACATTTTCGTACCGACAGACAAGGCACACTTCCTAAGATCATCGAAGAGATGTACATAGAAAGAGTCGATGTTAAAAAGGCAATGATCAAAGCACAAAAAGAATTACAGAAGGTAAACCCAAATGATAAGCAAGAACTATATAGAATACAAAAAGAAATCTCAGTCAATGAAAACAGACAAATGGCAATTAAGATTCTTCTTAACTCTCTTTATGGCGCATTGGGTAACCGTTACTTTAGATTCTTCGACCAACGAATCGCCGAGGCCATTACCTTATCCGGTCAAGCAATTATCCGTTGGGGTGAAAACGCCGTCAATAGATACTTAAATGATGCCCTTAAGACCAACACAGACTACGTATTAGCAATCGATACTGATTCCCTTTATGTTGGATTAGGTCCTTTGGTTAATAAAATTAATCCACCAAGCCCAATAGATTTCCTAGATAAGGTTGGCAAAGAAGCTATAGAACCTGTATTC